ACCGGTGAACTTCGGCAGCGGTGCCAACAACAATGTGCAGTTTGGCAACAAGCGGGCAGAACTTCACTTCAAGTTTCAGATGTGGCTGCAAGGCCAAGTCAACATGCCTAACGACAAAATGCTTCAGGAGGAATGTGCCAGCTACAAGTGGGGACAGGGTGGTTGTAGACGTGACGAACTGGCGCGGCTGTTCATGACGCCAAAGGAAAAGATACGAATGGAGATAGGGCGGTCGCCTGATCGCCTTGACGCTTTGGTCAACAGCTTCGGTATCAACGACTATGCGTTACAGCCAGCTTAGTAGATGGACCTAAGCCCCGTCTTGCCCTTCTTCGGCGGGTCATCAATATCCAGCATGTCGGCTTTGACTTCGTGCAGGCGACTTTTCACGCGATGCTTGTCAGCAAGCTTGCGGTGATCGTCAGATGTCATGCTTTTGGGTTTGGGTGCAGGCTTCGACGGTTTCTTCTTCATACCTTGATCCTCCATCCTGCACCTGAGAACTGGCCCTTAGTCGTGCCTGCGTTAATGACGGCTTCAGTGTCAGCGTACTTCGAATTGAACTGCTTGTTGCGTGGGTCCATGCCTGCGTACATATCGCGCAGCTGCTGACGTTTCAGCTTGTCGTAAGCTGCCGTGATGCGGCGATCACGTTCCACCAACAACGGCTTCATGATCTTCCCGGTCTTGTCTACGCCGGAAACCTTGCCTTCAAACAGCGCAAGCATCTGCGGATCAGTAGTCGGTTTCCAGTGCTGCCGCATCGCTGCCGCCAGTTCTTGTGGCGTGTCGTTGATGATGTGATACGACAACTCCATGTGCTTTTCCCGGTCTGGAATGTAAAGCGGGAGTTCGCGTTTCAAAGTCAGGTTGGAAATGATGTCAGCAACATCTTGCGGCATGCTGGCATCTTGCATCGACGCGAAAGGATCGTTTTCCTGCGGCACTTCCGGTATGTCGCCGGGCGGATTAGGAACCAAGTTCTCAGGTAGACCGCCTGATGGGACGAACGGATTGAACGGGGGCGTAACAGGCATTACTTCTTCTCCGCAGTAGCTGCCTTGACTGCCCACATTGCAGCTTCTTCGTATGCAGTCATTGCTAATGCAGCAAGTCTGGGGTCTTTGTCGTTTAAGTCCCAACACAGATCAATCAGGTCCGCAGTATAGCGTTTGATTTTATCCACTACATCATGACCGCTTGGATTGAAACTTTCACGAACTCGGTTAGCGCCGATACTCATGCCGTCTTTATTCATGTTAGCAGCCTCTGCATATGTTTGGTCTGAATGGTTCTGCCGCTGGTAACTCTATGGGTTCGCTCGCACCCGGCGCGTCAACGAATGGGCGATCCAAAATCATGAAGGCCAAGAATGCCTATCAGCACGAACAGGATGAACCAGCCACCCCATGTTGACCATGACGGTGCCGGTTGCCATGGGTTTGCACCCCAGACACCGAAAATTCCAACGAGTACGTAGATCAGCCAGAACCAGATATTTGCACCCATCACTTCCTCCCTTTAGTCCTTTGATCTGCTGCATAGGCTGTTGCTAGCGCACTCTCAATGAACTTCGCGCGGGCTTCCTTGGTGGCGTTAGTGGTGAATTTGTCAGTTGCGCGTTTAACGTTGTCGGCAACTTCTTTCGGAGCGTCCGACAGTTTTGTCCACGGTCCTGATGTCTTGCGTGGGATCGCGCGTGCGCCGCTACCGGACGGAGCATCGGTCTTTTTACGTACCGGTTTCTTTTCTTCTTTTTCTTCTTCGTCCTCTTCCGCTTCGTCTGCTTCTTCGTCTGCTTCTGTCTCTTTGTATTCTTCTTCGATTGCTTCGATGATCTTGTCTGCAAATTCTTCCGCACTCTTGAAGCTGGCCGGTTCCATGTTCTTGCCAAACTCCACCACCTTGGCGCTGCGGCGCGGGTCTACACCAAACCACGGTGCCTTGGCTTTTATGGCTGCGCGGATGTCGGTGTTGTTAAACGATGGCGCGTCAGGCGGTCTGTTCTTTGAAGTGAAATCCGCGAGTGCTTGTGCAGCCTGTCTGGCAGCTTGGATGTCACCGGATTGCGTAGCACTATCCAGACGGCCAACCAAGTTGGCTTGAATTTGACCTTTCAACATTTGTTCAAGATCAGACATATTAGCCTCTGTATATGTGGCGCTCACGAACACCGATATCGGCGGGAAGGGCAGGCTCTATCACACCAAGCTTTTCATCATCGCCTTCTTCCCATTCCAGCGTGGCCGGGTCAGGCATGTCAATTGCTGCGATGATACCGATAACGTCATTGAACGTTGTAATATATCGCCAGCCGCCGGATACGACAATGCCCTTGTTGGCTTGAAACATGCTACCAGCACCCCAACGAATGAGCACCCAATCGCCAATCTGTGCATCGTGCATCGCTACGCCAGCTTCATTCTTGTACTTGAAAGCTAGCGGTCCCATGGCACGAATGATGCCAGCCTGCGTAGAGTGCTGGCTGTACTCGCGCCAGATATCCGGCGTGATGACACTGCCAACTTTGCGCGGCGGAAATGGAAGCTGGATAGAAATGTAGTCGCGTGCTGGTTTGACTTTGTGGTGCGGGATTTCGAAGCCGTATATTGACAAGATGTTCTCCTACTGAATTGGCCCTTGCGGTATTATTGGTCCAGCCGGGAAAGATTGTTGAGTTGCACCATTAGCTTGTCCGGGGGCTGGTCCAACAATTGGCATACCCATTGGAGCGCCACTGCCTGCCCCTGTCGGATCGGGTCCGCCGCCCGGCCCGATAGAAGCTCCCCCACCAATTGGTCCTTGCGGACTTGGAGGACTTGCTTGAGAAGGTGCGACAGGGGGTGGTCCAGCCACTCCCGCGCCTGCTGCTCCGACATCACTCGCGTCATTGTTTAATTGCTCCATCGTTTTCTCAAGCCGTACAAGCTGTATCCGCATCATTTCGATGTTGCCGGGAATTTCTGCGGCTTGTGACAGCGCCAAGATAGCTTGCGCCATCTGCAATGCCGAATGTGCATTCACCTTGATGCGGTTGGTTTTTTCCTTTTCGATCTTCAGCATCATTTCGCCCTGTTCCATCGGCGTTGCTGATGGTGCAGGCGGTGGCGGTGCGATCAGTTTTTTTGGATCAGGGAAGCGCATGGTTTGTGCGTAACGCAACCCAACCTCATGCGGATTAAAAACCATCGGCATCTGAAGCATGTCATGGTAGGCTTGCGCCGTTGCACCGCGATGCAATTCCGTCGCCATGTTGGGGTCAGCGGTGATTTCAACAGCCTTACGTGCGTCAATATTTTCCGGCAGTACATCCAAGGCCGCAGCCATGTGGGCAAACGCACGTACTTCTTCAGTCATGCTGCCAATGATGCGACGATGAACTGCGCTGTGCTGCTGCGCACCGTTGTCAATGATGCCTTTCGCCAGAGTGGCGGTCATCGAAGCCGGGGCATTCTCAAGCAAATTCAGGGTACCAGCCAGACGGTCACCCAAGGTCAGCATCTTGTCCAACGATTGAAACATTCCCGGCGTGACTTGCTTTGCCGGGAAGAACGATACGACTTCGTTGATGGGGCGACCGTCTGTGTTGATAGAGGTCAGACGGTTGCCTTTCATTTCTATCTTCTCTGGCAATCCAATGCCGCCCGTTGCAACGATACCACCGTTTTCAGATGACAGTTTTGCGGTGTCATCAATGGACGCCAACAAGCGGTCAGCAGAGTGTTCTGTCTTGCTCAACAGCCAGCCAAAGCCACGCGGAAAGAAGCTACCCTTTGTGTCCGGTATCATTTTGTAGGCGTAGTAGCGGCGTACTGGGTGGAATTGTAGGTAGCTTTTTTTGTCGGTGATAATTGTTTTCTTGGTCCAGCGTGGAATGCACTTGACCGCGCAAGGTACATCTTCAAGGTTTACCGTGACAGTGTATGGCTCGTCGTAATCGTCGCCATCCATGTCCAGCCACATATCAACTTCATAGAAGTCCTGTAGTTCTTGCGGGTCGATGTCGTCAAAATTTGGTTCGTAGTCGATCCAGTGTCCCATCGCAATGCTACGCTTAATCTCGTAGGGATACTTTTGGATTTTATGAGTGATGCGCGGCACTCGATCAAGCGTCTTGGCCGTATCGTTGATGATGACTTCATTGACATTGAGAAATGCACTGCGGAACTCGCCTTGGTGTTCATCAAACCAACGCTTACGCCAGCCAAGCCCGGTCACTGCCATGTGCAGTATCAACGGGTCTGTATCAGTCACCCAGTCTGGGTCTACTGTGCGTAGCTGTGAACAAATCCAACTAGCCAAACGCTCGCCACCGGGTTCTGATGCCTTCACCAAATCCGGTTCTGAAAGCAATGCACCTACGATACGTGCAGTAGCCTGAATGACAGACGATAGCGTTAACGATGTTGATGGCGCGGCGTGATCTTCACCGCTACCTTGTTGTTCACCGTTACCCGGCATACTCTCGTTGCCGTCCTTGTCGATTTCGTCAAGGTAGCCGTTGGCCTTCCCAAGCCAGTCATCCATGGACCGTTCGTCAATTTTTACCAGCTGGATAACGTGATCGGCAAGTGCGTGGCAATCGTTCTCGTCCAACCTTTCCGAAAGGTTGCCAATATTCTCTGGTTCTTCCAGCTTTAGCTTCAGTTTGGGGCTTTCAAAGTCCATCTGACAATCCTTGAGAGCGAGTGTATACAAGGTCAAGTACTATTTTACAAGAACGTACTAAATATGGTAGTGGTACCTTGTACAGCCCATCCGGGCTAACCAAGGGGGATTGCCCGAATGCAAGTCATCGACCGCAGTTTGCAGCCTTCACAGTATTGGCCCGGCCTTCACGCACTGTTCGGTATGGATTACGAAAGGCTCGCACCAATCTACACAAGTTTCTTCGACAGCAAATCCAGCGAAAAAGCATTCGAAGAATTTATGACAGAGAGGGCGGGTCTAGGACTTGCGGTTCAGCAGCCAGAACTTGAGCCGGTTCAGTTTGACTTCCCATCCGAAGGCTACCGCACTCAGGTTACTCACGCCAGCTACGGTCTTGGTGTTGCTATCTCCCGCGAAGCAAAAGACGACAATCTCTACGAAGATGTTGCGTCAAGGATGATGAAAGAACTTGCGTACTCCGCGCGACAAACCGAAGAGTACATTGCGCACGCTCCGCTTCAAGTTGCTATTGATCCTGTTAATGGCATTCGTGCTGATGGTGTGCCTCTGGCTTCTGCTTCACACCCCACCGCTACGGGACTACAGTCCAATCTTCTGACATCCGCTAACGTTAGCGAACTCGCTTTCGAAAACGCTATCATCCAGATTGGCTACACCCGCAACGGACGCGGCTTCCTTATCAACACGCAGCCCAAACGTGTTATCCTCTCCCCCGAAAGTGGACCGGAAACCCGGCGTATCCTTGGTTCGCCTCTGCAATGGAACGCTTCGACCAACAACATCAACGTGCTTCGCGCGACCGGCGCTTTGCCGGAGGTGATCGAGACACCGTACCTCGTTTCGAAGGACGATTACTTCATCCAGACCAGCATCCAAGACTACGACAACGGCGAGGGTTTCACGTTCTGGGAACGCTCCGGTTTGGAAACGCGCGAGGACAGCAACTGGTCCAACCAAGCTGCACTGATTGCGATCTGGTTCAGGTGCTCCGCGTCCGTCATTGATTGGCGCTGCGTTTATATGTCCCCCGGAGCAACTTGATTGCATGAAGGTAAACCACCGTTCGGACGTTTTACTACTTGGGGTGCCTGTAGCCGTTGTGGTGACCGGGTAAAATACTCCACGTTGGCTCGCGAACGTCTGACGGGGTTGCTGGTTTGCACCAAGTCAAGTGGAAGGCCGGTCAAGCCATGTCTTGACCCGTGGCCCGCTGTCTACGACTACCAAGTCTTTCCAGACAAATCCATCGAACCACCGGCAGAACCTTTGCCGGATCGTTGGGGGTTGAATGAAGGCGAGGTGATGAAGATGGCACCCAACGATGCTACGCGGGTGGCTCACTTCCTGAAGCTGAACCAGACAGTTCGTGGTACCGCGAGCTTCGTTGACTACCAGAGGACGCTTAATCAAAATCAGGATCGTGCTACGGTGCAGTACATAGCTGCACAGGATTATGATGGCACTTTCGTCCCTTCCAGTTCAGTACGCACCGTAGAGCCGCCAGAAGTATTCAAGTTTCCTTGGGAAACATAAATGACAACCGCCGCCAATGTCATAGAAAACGCATTGCATCTGTATGGCATCATTGACCAGACAGAGCATCCCTCCCCAGTCGATATAGCCAACAACGTAATAGTGCTGAACGATATGCTCCGCAGTGAGCATGTCGATGGCGCTTCACAGTATCTAATGAGGCGCGTGAACGTAACGGTGCCAGCTGGCGTTCAAGGTACAATCTATTCGTTCTTGGTTGGAGTTGGGAAACTGGTGAACGTCGATGCCGTAGCGGTGCGGTCCATCTGGTGCAACGATATTAGCCCTACAGTGAACCGTGAGACACGTCAGGCACCAATTGCTGACGTAGTGCGTACTACCTATCCAGGGATCATCACCAAGTGGCACCAAGAGCGACAGATAGATGGTTCTATTCTCGTTACTGCATGGCAACCGCCGCGTGCTGCTACTGTCTGCTTGATCGAATATGGTGGACGTGTCGGCGCACTTACCGCAGCAGACGGCAGTGACGCAGTTGGCTTACCGCCAGAGGGCATCCACGATGTTACACTAATGCTAGGTCGCCGCATCCACGGCACTTACGGTCGTAACCCGCAGGCGATAGCTGCAATCCTTTCCGACAGTGAAGTAATAGACCGCCGCTGGCGTGACTGGGCCAAGGGACAGCAATGGCTTCGGTTCGTGAGGTCATGAAATGCCAGCACTCGATATCTTCAGTTCTTTCGCAGACCCGCTTCATCAGGATCAGGGTGCAGCCAAACTTCTGAACTGTCGCGTTGTTGCACGCAGGCAGGAAGAACAGAAACTGGCACGAACGCGCCTTGTCGGTTCTCCGGGTCTGAGGCAGATAAGCAAACCATCAACGTCACCCTGCATCGTTCTGTGCCACGCACTTGGTACGATATGGTCCGGTCATGCTGACGGTGCTATCTATCACAGCGTTGAAAGTGCTTCGCCTGTTTATTCAGGCAGCGTAACTGTCGGCGCTACTCCGATCATTCGAATGGCGGAAGATCGTACTTGCTTGGTGATCGCGTCCAACGGTACCGGTGGCGGTGGATCAGGATCAGGCTACACAGCAACACAAGGTGGCGGTGTCGTCTTTACTAATTTCCAAGGTACCCTTCAATTCGATCCATCCTCAACGTGTGTACTAGATAGCATAACAGTGTGGGCTGCTGCGTCTAATGTTTACGCCAATCAATCCGACAAGATGTATTCGTCTGATGCAGCGTTGGGACCGGCCACTGTTGACGGGCTGTCGTTTGCCGTAGCTGAAGCAAGGGCGGACGGTCTGTTGGACGTAGCAACACTTGCTCGTACATTCTGGGCATTCGGCGCTAGGTCTATTGAAATGTGGTACACCCAAGAAGGTGCCACTCGTTTTGCCTTCAGCCCGTTTTCTAATTCACTTGTTGAAGTAGGACTGGCAGCACGTCGCACACTCGCCAGCATGCACGGCATGGCGCTGTGGGTAGGGACGGATCGTCGCGTATGGTTAGGTAGAGGACAAGGTGCTCAACCAGTGTCACCGGGTTGGGTTGATCTGTTGTTGCAGCAGATCAATCTTCAAAGCCTGACAGCATATATGTACGCGCAAGGGGGTGACGAATTTTACATGCTGACCTTGGAAGGTTCATGGTCAGTTGAGCTAGCCATTTCGACAATGACTTGGGTGTACCGTCAGACACTAGGCCGATCAGATCACGCAAGTCGTTGTGCCGTGGAACATGATGGTGGCACCTGTTACGTCGGTCTTGATACTGGCGAAGTTTGTGCATTAGATTTATCCACCGCCAGTGAACCAACCGGTCAGATGCAACGA